TGATTGTGCCAGCATCAAACATGCCGTCCATGAAGTCTTGCTTGTTGGAAAGGTTATCCAACCCCTTGTTGAGTTTGGCTCCACCATAATAACCCAANCCTGCACCTGCACCTGCGGCAAGCGCGGCCTTTGTGTCAGACCCACTCAGCTTTGCCATGCCTGCTGTTGCCGCCCCTGTTAGGGCGGCTTGCGCCCAGTCGTTGTTGGCAACGTAGTCAGCCGCTATCTTTCCATAGTCAACCAAGTCTTCCCACCAAGCAAACTGCTGTACGCCATTGTTGTAACTACCTTGATTACTGCCAACAACATATTGGGCTGGGTTGCCTCCAGACGCACCGATAGCCTGCATAGCGGCCATAGCTATCTGAGGAAACTTTTGCTGAACCTCAACCGGGATGACAATTTCCCCGGTCTCAGCGTAGACAAGACTATCATCACCCCCCTTCATTTGGTCGTAGTGATGTCTAATCTCATCTCTGTCAGGAACCCTTGTTGCCATACCGGTCTCCTTATACGTTCACTGTTGCACCTGCGATTGAGACATCTAGGGTGTTGCCAGATGAATTAGATGTGACAATTATACCGAGACGTTTACTAGCAGTCGTAGCGTCTACCTCAATCACGGTTGGTAGGTTATCGTTTTGGAGCGCATTGGTTACATTGAATGTGTTACCCACACCTTGACCATCTACTGCAATCTGAATTGTGCATGTGCCAGAGTTTAGCTTGTATGCGATGCCGTCGATGCGAATTGTCTGCTTCCACAAACGACCAAGGTAATACTCCTTATTCGTTATTGTTGCCGCACCATCTTCAAGTGGTGAGAACATTGAGAAAGACGTAGTCGCAAAGGTTTCTGGCAACTGGCTAGGCGGCAGTAGACCAGCGCTATCCAGAGACGCCACACCGTTTGCCGCACCCATATAGGTCTTCGGCACGAGAGCCGAGAAGTCAATGTCACCATACTCCAACGCAGTACCAGTGCCATTCACACGAACATACTGGTTCGCGTTTGTTTGCACAAAAGTAGGCAAAGAGCTTTCAGGAGAAGTCTCAAGCCACTGTGTACCATCATAGAACTTCAGGATGGCAGGCACTTGAGAGGTGTCTAGCCACAAGTCACCAGTGTAAGGAGACGCTGGCGAAGAAGGTGAAGATATAATGTTTGCCTTCAAACTCAGGTTTGTGGCCAAGTCGGCAACTTTAGCCTGTGGTATTTGGCCATTTTCAATAACCAATTTGTTATACAAGATAAAGCCGTTTGCGTCTGTGTATTCGTCCTCGAACATGAGACCGCCAACAGTCTTCAGGGCGTTATTCTCCACAGTCATAATTGTAACTTTATCCCCCGGCTGTAGACCGCCAGCAGACAGGAACGTAATGGTGTTTGAGATTGGGTTAGCCAAGTAGTCAGCGCCGCCACCTTCTTCTTGGAGAATACCGTTTCTCCAAACCAAGATAACCTCATCGGCTGTATGCACAAATGGCACTGACGTAGAGGCAACTGTTATGTCTTGGTCACTTCTACGGAAGTTCGTGACTGACTGTGAGCGAACAGAGTAGATTGTGATTTTATCACCAATAGCCACGCCCACTGAGTTTGCGATGGTCACTTCATCTGCCGCCGACACCGCTATATACTCGCTTGTGCCGCCAGATGTCTGCTCGGATAGAAGCACACCGTTCTTGTAGACAACAACCTCTTCCGTCGTTGCATCAAAGTTGTACGAGATTGTAGTCGCTGATGCAGTTAATGGAAGCAACGTACATGTCGCTGTCGCCTGTGTGCCGCTGGAGTTTTGCGGCGCAGAGATGGTGACGGTTGGAGGGTTGGTATAACCTGAACCCGGAGTAAGAACGGTAATACCCAAGATGCCCTGAGTATTTGGGTCAATAAACGCCGTGGCTGTAGGGGCTGTGCCACTGCTGTCTTCTGGTGCGCTAAATGTAACGGTTGGTTGGGTGGCGTACAAAGTACCACTGCCCGTGACAGTGATTGTGTCTACACCTGTCGTTATCTCTTTATCTTGGCGATTGTAGAAGAATGGCCCCTCAATAACGCCAGCGTTTGAACCTGATGGTCCACGCAAATCGCCAATGTCTACAAGACTTTTCCAGCCCTCGGTGTCTGAAGAATATTGGCCAACACGATATTGCAGACCCTCAGTCGTATCGACACGCATCTGGATTGGTCCATCAAAAGCGCCAGTCTCATCGAACAGCGTCCTGAAAAGCTCGCCGATAGTCTTATCACCAAGCTCTGCCGCGTTGATGTAGCGGATGACGTTCTCGAAATCCGTATGAATGTTCCCAGAGTTTACATAGTTCTGAGGATGTTGTTGTCTTAGCCGTGCCATTGTTTAACTCCTTACCGTCACCGCGAAGCCTATGATTTTGAGTAGCCCCTTACCCTTTGTCGTAAACTTGAACTGTACGCCCCTGTACCTATGCTCAAACTTACGCTCATACTGTCTTGATAACGGAACATCGGGGAACTTGTCGTCCGCACCTCCGTCTTCGATGAGAAACTGTAGGGCTGAGAGGTATCTTCCGCGCTCATCGAAAGCCTCCACTAACAGTTCCCCCTTTCCTGTTGCTTGCAGGATGAAGCTGTAACTTTCCTTGGTATCGTTAATAGCGCCCTGCCAGAGGATTGGTGTCTCGACAATCATCTCTGGGCTGAACTCTGTCTCTTCCTCAATCTGTTGTCTCTCCCAAACGCCGCCGGGTGTGCCTAACAAAACTTTACCGCCGAGAACTGAGCCACAGGTGGCGTTAAGGAACTCACCCCTAGACCATTTACTCTCGCCGCCTTGCATAGGGTTAATTGAGAGAGTGAGGCGTTTAGTAATGTCCTCTGAGAAGGGAAAGAAAATGTGGTATTGCCCCTCGTCTTGGTCGTACATAGCATTGATTTTTTCCTTGTCTGCTACGTTACGAACCAACTCCCTGTAGATAAGGTCAATTTTGTTGGACATAGGAACGGTGTAGATAGTGATACCGTTTGTTTCAGAACGGCGTAGAGAGTGTACCCCATCGCGAGAGCAGAACATCAGGTCAGCACCAGCCTGACATATAGTGTTGTGGCTGATTGTGCCGACCTTGATGTTTGCTTTGTCGTCAATTTGCCAAAGCGTATAGTCAGGATGGATTTGATAAACTAGGGTTTGGTCGTTGGTAAAAACGGCTAGACGTGAACTCTCGAACACGCCTAGCCCTTTAATTTCATCAGCAGTGCCAATGATGTTTGCCACGTCTATGTCAGCGGCCTTTGTAACCTGATTGGCATTTTCATCTTCGTCATCTGTAAAAACTTCTTCATCGTCAACGCGGCTAAAGTCTATGATAGTCCTCTTACCGGGCATACCTGCTATTGCTAGACGACGTTGTATTGATACCATGAAAGCAGGTCGTGGGTCAGAGTTGCTTTCAATCTTCTCCCACTTGAAGCCGTTATATTGGTACATCTCATAGTCACGAGACGCATATATAACCTTACTGTTGTAAACAGTAGACGATACAACAGCGCTCCTTGGGTAGACCTCCGTGGCGATGTGACCGCGCTCAGATACTAGCGATGTTCCACCACCGTCATTCTGCGCCCATACCGCCAAGTCTCTACCAAAAAAATTAACTCTCTTAATGTACTTATTGCCTTCAGTCCTCGGCTTTGCTCCGGGGTCGCGCACAAGTGTGCCTCGCCAATCAGCAAAGCCATCTTGGATATTTACGAGGTGTTGCTTCTGCCCAGTGTCAAGAGCGCCCTTATCGCGAGAGGCGTCTATACCTTGGAAGTCCTCATATGGGTAGACCTTAACATCTACGCCGGATGGAGCATAAGTGGTAGACAAGTGTTATCTCCGCATGTCGTAAGACTGAGTGCCAAGTGGTGTTTGCGCTTTATCCCAAGGGGAAAGTTCAATTTTGCCAGAGCCGTATTTACGCTGGAACAGGATACGGTTCATCATTTTGAAGTACATCGGACCATACGCCTCAATTTTGTTCGACTGTTGCTGAACTGAATAATGATAAAGCAACCCAGCAACCATGATATTGTCTGGAACTGGCCGTGTCTCAGATGGGTGCGTATAATAATCTATCTCTGCGTTGTCCCAATAAGGATGGCCACGCAGGTCTTCCAAGATAAGGTTCGCAAATTCTACGAACATCATCATTACTTCGCCGTCTACTGTGCCGGGGTGCATGTCACCATAGCGTCGTAGCGTTTGGAACACCAAGCTCTCTAACTCAGAATACGGATTGTTTAGGTGTGGGTTGTTCGCAGAGTATCTGTTTCTCTGCGACCTCGCTCTATCATACTCTAAGTATTCACTGTCGGCTTTTTGTGCGTGGTCAGCATTTATCGTAGCCTTCAGGTCTACGGGACCAGCCTCAGTGGTTCCGTCTTTTAGTGCGTGAGTAGGCTCATCAGTAACGGGTAATTTGCCTACAATTTCTGCTTCTGGGTAGGTGCGCGGTGTGTAGGCCATATTAGTCCTCTCTAATTATGCGTCCCTTCACTACAAACTCGTGCATAGCAAAGCGGTCTGCGAGCAGGGATGGAACTCGCCAGATTAAAAACTCATGCTCGCTATCCCAACGAGGCGTTATTCTTGTGCCACTGACGTTAATGTCGAAGGAGACGACCTCCTCATTCGCAGAAACAAACAGAGTGAAGCCGTCCTTTTTAGGAGCCGACTTAACCTTTTTTTCCGCAGACTTGGCTTTAGCGGTTTTCGCCGCTTCGTCTCTCTCTTCAACCTTCTTCTTAGTCGCCATTACGTTCTCCATAAAAATAGGGGCAGTGTTGATACTGCCCCTATTCTAAAGGTTTATGGGTAGGTTAGTCGTCCCTATTAGGAAACGGCTGTCCAACCTTTGATGCGATGGTGTACTTTTGCCTGTGTCATCTCAAGACCACACTCGGACATATACATATGCTTCACGCCGTCGAAATCAGGAGTATGGATATCACGGATAAGCTGAGTGTCGCGACCTTGCATGTAGCGGTACTTCAGTTCATTCATGTCTAGGATAATCATTTCCTTATCCATGTTCGGGATTTGCCGGAACATTGGGTGCATGTAGACAAGCAAGTCACCAGCATATGTGGTGTAGCGGCTCAGTGAGACGCCATATGCGTTGTCGATTTGAGTTGGTTGCCAGCGGTTCTTGCCAATTTCCATCAAGTTAGAAATTACGCGAGCGCCGCAGAAGGCCACCTTTTCGTTAGCGCCGTATGCAAAAATATCTTCGATGAGAAGACGGTCAAATTCCTTCTCAGTGATGATGTTTGCTGTTGCGCCGTAAGATGCGCCATCAGTTACAGAAGTGATTTGGTTAGTCAGACCACCAGTGTAACGAGTTGGCTGTGCAGTTGAGCCGTTTGCTTCGTGACGAACACCGAAGAACATAGCACGCTCGATGTCGGCCATGTGTAACTTCAGAGCCTTAGTCAGTTGCTCTTGCTCTTTATCACCAGTACGCAGGTAGGTGTTCTGCAAAGTACCAGAGACCTGAACCGCAGTTTTGAAAATCTGCGTATAGTTAAAGTCTGTGGTTGGGTCGAAGCTAACAGCAGTCGGGCTGTTGCCACCTTCAGAATCCGCAAAGCCACCGATAACGATGTTTGCACCGTCAGCGATTTGGTGAGAAGTGCCGCCGATATTACGCTCTACAGTAATTTGATGTGAAGCGTTTGAAGATGAAGTCGCACGCATCACTTCGCCTGTATCGACGTTAATCAGGATGACACCGGGAACGACAAATGCTTCGTCGTCTACCGCGTCTACAGTAACGGTGTTAGTTGTTGTTGAAGCAACAGCACCGTCAGCAGTTAGTTTACGGTCAGGCAACTCATCACGGAAGTGGTTATACTTCGGGTCATCTGTTGCCTCTGAGCCTGCCATTGACAGGAGTGCCTGAAGCGGCGCAGTGCCGTTAGGCTCTAGCAGGGTGAACAACTCCCTGTAGTTGGTGGGACGGAAGTCAGTTGCGAACTGACCAGTCCCACGAAGTCCAGAAATTGCAGTCATGGTAATCTCCTATCTGCAAAAAAGGGTTTCGTGTTTCGGATGGGCAGTAGTCTTTGGTAACTCCAGTACGCAGAGACGGCCTATTCCCAGTGCAACTATTTTCAGAGCCGTAGCGCTTACTTTAAGTGTTGCATTTATTATTTAATAAAAAAATGAGGACGTTGTCGTCCTCACTCTACAAATTTCTTACGCTAGACCACGCTTTTGCATGGCTTTCATGGTTAAGTTGTCCATGAATTGTTGGTTTTCATCAACCGCCGGAGCCGCCCCACCTGACGGTGCGGTCTGTACTGCCCCTGTGAAAGCCTGCCGTTTAGCGTTTAGCGCACGAAGCCTCTCCATTTCTGGAGCGCTTCTGTTATTGGCAAAATCATTCATTACATTCATCGTCAATTCCCTGTCGATGAAGTCCTCAATGGTATAGCCACGCCCGTATGCAAAGTTAAAGAAGTCGTCCTCTAACTCGTCTGGTAACTGGAACTGTTGCTGTGCCTCGTTCAGGTTGTTAGCGGCTTGTTGGCGGTAGACCTCATCTCCGCTTTGCTGAACCTGCTGAACCTGATTTGCGGCGGCACTGTTAATTTGTTGTGCCTGTTGTAGCAACCCAGCCATTTCCGCTTTCATGGCTTGGTTGTCCGCCATTAAGCTACGAATGACCTTGACGCCATCTCTGTATAAGGGAGGCAGAGTTACTGCATTTTCTCTTTCCCAATCCTTAATTTGAGCGTCTAGCTGGTCATCATAGACCGCACCATCAGGTCTATCTGGTGTGGGGTCTTGCTGGCCACCCATTCGGGGGTTCTTTGCGTAGGCCTGTATTGCGGCCTGCAAGAATTGTGCTACGTCCTCACCACCAACGTCTGCGCCGTTTGCTCTGGCCTGCGCCACCATACCTTCAATCATATTGATGGCAGGTTCCATAGGCTTGTAGCGAGTGGCGTTCTTGTGGTTGAGGTCTTTATAGCGAGACGCCATGCCTGCAATCTGCGAGGATGACATCGTTTCTTTGCGACCATCACCGAAATCGACTTCGATAAAAGCCTCGTCTCGTGCTTTGTCGCCTTCTGTCTCAGGGCTTACAGCCTCTTGAGCGTTCTCCATTTGTGTAGGTGGAGTTTCCTGTTTTGCAGGGTCGGCGGCTGGTGCTTCAGGTGTGGGAGCCGGAGCGCCCAACTGTTGTGCGGCCATCTGCTGAATAAGCTGGTCATCTTGTTCTGCCATTTTTCTCTCCTTGTCAGCCGTAGCGGACTATTGTGGAAGCCGTAGCGTCCTAGTTTTTGAGTTGACCGGAACTTGCCGCGTTCATCAGTATATCGTTGTTGATGATTGCGCTTAGAGTTTCTGGCAACTCTGTGAATTTCCGTGCCGCCCACATCGAGCCGCGACGGAAGTGTATTTCCTCCACTGGCATATTAGCACCATCTGATAACTGATATGCCGCCTGAAGGATTGAGTTCTCCATCTCTTGACGGAGAACACCCCAGCCGGGGGATTTGATAAGCTCCTCAATAGCTTCGCGTTTTTCTTGTGGTGTCAATTTAATACCTTACGTTCTTACTGTGATGGAGCCAAACTCAGGGTTGATTTCGCGAATAATAGCGAAAGAAATACCGCTTTCGTAGCTAGTGCTTACGGCGCGGTTTATATACATCGTGTTTTGATAAACAACGATGCGGAAATAAACGGGGTCTGTGCTTGAGACCTGTAACCCGTGAGAGCAGTAGGACTGGTGTGGCGTTGAGTTGTAGTCTCCAGTGTATTCATAGGGAGCCATTTGGAAGTGATAGTTAGACCCTGTTGTCGGAAGGGGGAAGTCGGTCCAAGTGCCACCACTGCCAATTTTATACTGCATCCGTGCGGAGATGTTGTGGCTGTTCGGCTCGCCGAAAACTTGGCACTCAAAACGCAAGTAGCTGTCTGGCCGCAAAGGTGTGATTACGGGAGCATCTGCCTCAACCGCACCAAAATAATATGGGTTTCCATTAGCAATAGCACCTCTGTTCACTGTGTCTACCCACATACGCTCTTGCAAGATAGGCTGTGCATAGCGCCATTCAGGGGCGGTTGTAGAAATGTTCGGGGCTAGAGACTGTTGGTTCGTGCCGACAGGTAGTCGAATGAAATCAGTGCCGTCATAGTAAACCATGTCGTTTGCGGATAGGCCGCTAATGCTACCCAAGTCACTGCCCTGCGCCATCTTGTTCCACTGGGCTGTGTTTGTGGCAGGGTCTTGGTTCACGCTAGATGTGACGACGCAGATGTATGCACTGCCGTTTTTGTAGACAACGTCATCCGCTTTGTAGGTAGTGGCGGCATCCCATGTGCCTTGCCATACGAACTTTATTCTACCAACGTCTAAGGCATAGGTCATTTGAACCAACTCGTAATGAAGTTTGCGGAAGTCCCCACTACCCCCCCAAGCGCTACCATTAACCAGAAAGCGCCCTTCCACCGATTAGCTTGAGCCTTCAGTTCTGACACTTCCTCATGGACGTGGCGCACTTCATCGGAAAGCGTTTTAATACGCTCTTCAAGGCGTGCAAGTGTCACCTCAACTGGCTCGCTCATGGGTTAGCCCTTTGGAATGTCGGCTTTGACTTGCAACCGTTTTGCCTGAATAGCCGAGATTTCGTCACTTGTTAAACCGTCCACTTCGACCATCTTTTCCCACATAGCAACGATGAGTTCTTCCGTAGAAGGGTACTTCATTTTGCGTGCGAACCCGATGACTTCTGCATTGTAGTCCACTTTGATGTCGTTCCAGATTGCCTCTAGCTCTTGTCTAGTAGGCATTGGGTCATCTTCAAGCCAAGTTATATCCTCGTATGCAGGCCCCATACAGCCATACTGCTTGCCAGCATAGGCGTGGTGCATGGCTTGGTCATACCTGATAATTTCTTCTGCCATTGGTTTCTCCAAAGGTTGTTTCGTTAATAATACTTAGGAAGACTGTTAGTGTCGTCCTTGCTACGCACTCTCAAATACTGTGAAGGTAGACCAGTAATAGCTACTTTCATTCACAACAAGAGTGCCTGACGAGTATCTTACGCACTGCGGCGTCAGGTGGAATGTGTCCTGATAATCTGCGCCGGGAACCCAGTGCCAAATATCCGAAGTAACCGTGCGCTCACTGCCGGAACTATCGTAGTATTGGTATGTGTAGCTGGGGGTATAAAGATAAGTGCTAGTTTGCTGAGTGGCGTTGTAGACGTGTAACCTGATTGCACCACCGGAATTCGTCAACTGAAAGTGTATTCTTGGGAACATAATGAACAGTTGCGTCGCGCTTGTGGGGTTCACGATGCATGTCATTTGAGAATAATCAGACCAAGATGTGTTAAATGAGCGTGCGGATTGGTCATTCTGAGTTTGAACTTTGAAGCGACTGCCGATTATTTCCTCAAACTCCAGATACTTCCCTGCTCCGTCAGCAGTGGCTTTGAGGCGGCGGTCAGCCTGTGTATGCACAGCAGTGTTCTCTAAGCGCTGGAAATCGCTACCATCGTAGTAAACTAGGTCGCCCTGAGACAGATTTGGGATGATGCCCAAGTTTGAGCCTTGAGCCATCTTGTCCCAGTATAGATTGTTTGATGTTTGCGGTGTCACATTTGTTATGGGGGTTACAGACAGGCACACCCAACTGTCGCCATTGTGGAAGACAACGTCGTCCTTCTCGTAGGCGGTAGAGCTAACGTATGCACCCTTCCATGTAAACTTGATTTTGCCGATGTCTAGGATTGACATTCTAGTCTCCGTTATTGATTTCTGTTACGGCAATAAAGCTGTTGCCAGCTCGGCTGTAGCTCTGGTTGTAATAGGTGATGTGAGCGTTCATCCAAAGATTATGACTGCTAGACGTTGATGTGTATTCCCAACGGAACTTTGTCTCTGTGCCTGCTGTAAAGTTTGTCCCGTCTACGTCGTAGTATTTTGTCAACTGCACCTGTTCACCTTGATAGACGTAGGTCGCGCCGTTGCTGGTGTAGGTGTAAGCCCCGTGGTCTGCTTCTGTGTTTGAGTAACCAGTGTGCCACACACTTTGCAAATCGTCTGGATGTCTGACCCAGTTGGTTCCGTCGTAGTGAGTTATTCTGCCAAACGAATGATAGCTACCCTCTCTCCAGCCGACATGGAGGCTTAGTTCTACCTTGAGTATGCTGTTGGCGAACTTTGGAGTTATGGCCACTTCAAAGTCATAAGGAACCCAATTTGAGTTATCATACATCTCGTTTATCGGATACCAAGTCAAAGCAGTGATGTTAGTGCCGCTATTAGGCCGCATCAACTGCTTTTGTTTTGTCTTTCTGACCTGTATCACCCCTTGCGGCTTGTAGATGGGTGCTGAGTTACGGACAACGAGAGACGTGTGGCTTGCGCCAGCAGGCAAACGCACAAAGTCACTGCCATCGTAATAGAATAGGTCGCCAGCGCTTATGCCTGTGATTGAGCCTAAGTCTGCGCCTTGCGCCATCTTCTGCCACTTGCCTGAAGCTGTGGTGGGTGTGTTGAGTTCCCACTGAGACGGAGATGTGCTGGGTTGGTTGCCTGTAGATGGAGTTGTATCTATGTATCTGTAGATATCGCTCCCGTCTATGGCTAGGTCTCCGGCGGAATACTCAACGGTTGCATCATACGCGGCTGGCGTTAGCTCGCTTATGTAAACCCAACTGTCGCCCTGATAGTAGACACAATCGTCTTTTTCGTATGAGACGGTCTGGTCAAAGTTGCCTGTCCAGTGGAATCTTATTTTGCCTATGTCAAAGGTAGACATTACATAGTCCTCCACTCGTAGATGCGATAGTAAGGGTAGGCATTACCGCCGACGCCTGACTGGTTGTAGTTGTTCCAAGTCGTAGTGTGAAACTGACCTCGATAGTTGGAGTTGTTATGCGCCGCTGACAGTAGGCCAAAGCGCATGTTTACGCCTGCACCCCAACTGTTTTCTTCGTGCGTGTACTCAGTCCATGTGTTCTGGTATTCGGTGTCGTGGTTAGATTCTTGCCAACGGTATGGACGATACTGAATGTTTGAGCCGTCTGTATTGGAAATGGCCATGTTAATCTCAGTGATGTGGTCGTAGTTGTCGAGACGACGCACTATAAAGCCCCACTGGAACTCAAGAAGGGTGTCACTGCGAAGCGGCGCATAGTTCTGATATAGACCGGGAACCCAAGACATGCTGGTTGAGTTGTTCCAGCCACCACCTGTGTAGCGTAGTTCTTGGCGGTTAATGCAGATGCGACTGCCTGATGGGAGGCTCTCGCCCCATTCTGGCTCAGTGCCAGCAGAGTTTACCTTTAAGACCTCGCCTGCGGAGCCTACGCCAATGCGCTGTAGACCGTTGACATCACGATACAGAAGGTCGCCCTGAGTTGTCAGAGTTGCGCCTACGTCGCCACCCTGCGCCATTAAGTCCCAGTTTGCTGATTGGACAGAGGGCGTGACGCCCAGAGAACCGGGAAACGGAGCTACGCAAATAAACGAAGCGCCCTGACTTTCTACGACATCATCTTTGACATAGAGCGTGGCCGGGTCGTAGACACCCTTCCAGTCAAACCTAATTCTGCCCAAGTCTACGTTGTTGCTAAGATGAGGCATTAGACAGGCTCCCACTCTTGAATTGTAAATAGTGCCTCTCGCGATAGCGCTTGAAGGGTGTTAGCTGGGCTTTCATCGGCGGCAGTCCAACTCGATAGATGCCAGTAGATGTTGTAGCTGGAGCTGTATTTTGAGCCTTTAATACCTACACGCTGAGAGGTTGTCCCCCAAGAATCAATCCACCAGTTTATGTGGTTCCAGTTACCTACATAATGATTGTGGCCAGAAAGGTTAAATGATGCGAGCCGTGTAGTGTCTCGGTAGACGTGAGCAATCGTGATTGACCCAGTGCCGCTATCGGAGTGCTGAAACTGTGCGTCTATAAAAATCTTGCTGGTTGTGGATGTCGGCGTGAAGTCCGCATACATGCCCGGTATCCAAGCTCTATTTGGATGTGGAGCGGCTGATGAACCTCCAGTGTAGACCGTGCTAGTGCTGGATAGTAACTGCCAGCCGCTTTGCCCCCAAGTTGGTGCGCCGCCAGTAACCTTTAGGACTTCGTCTGTGTTGCCAATGGGGAGACGTGTCCAGTCAGTGCCATCATAGTAGGCCATGTCGCCAGAGGTTAGACCGGGTAGACCGCCTAAGTCCGAGCCGAGCGTCATTACATCCCAGTATAGATGACTGAATGGAAGACCAGTCGGAGATATGGCTAGGTTGCTCGCCTGTATGCAGATGTAAGCGTTGCCTTGATAACTTACGACATCACTTATTTCGTAATTTGTCGTGTTGTTCCAAGCGCCTGTCCAGTTGAAGCGGAGCTTTCCCAAATCTATTTGTGTAGGGTTATGCGTCATGGCTTACTACCTGATTGCGGTTATGGTTAGTATGGGGATTCTAATTGAATCTGACCCAGAAGCGCTTGTGCCGTCCCACCATGTGTTGAAGTGCGCTCTAATTTGATATGAGCTTGAGTAATCTCTTGCTTGCCACTTCATTGTCTTGGCAGATGTCCAAGAAGTGAATGAGCCAGATGCGGCGTCGTCTGCGGCGGCGTTGCAGTCGATGACCCACTTATATGCTTGAAGAAGCTGACCATGAGAAGACGTGCTGTATTCGTGAGATAGGTTTGTCCGTGCATCTTGAACTTCTACGTTGTCGATAAAAAACTTATGGTGCGAGATACCGCCATTACTTTCCGCCTCAAGCAAATACTGAAACTCGTATATCACGCGAGTTGCGCCTGCTGGTGGCGTGTAAGTAAATTCGGAGCCTGTTACTGTCTGATAGGATGTGCTGAAGTTCTGGTAATTTGTTACGGTTGGTAGGGTATATGTGCCTGACCTTACAGTTTGTGTGCCGCCGTTACACAAGCCAGAAACAACCTCCATCACAGAACCAGCCGGGCTACTCCACTCTGGTGCGTTGCTTGCGCCCACAACTAGGCTGTCGCCTGAAGAGCCGATACCAAGTCGCTGGAAGTCAGTCCCGTCATAATAGATTATGTCTCCAGCAGATATGCCAGTTAAAGAGCCTAAGTCAGAGCCTTGTGCCATTTTGTTCCAACTTGCGGTGGCGGATGTCGCTGGGGTGACGCCTGTTACTGCGACAGGTAGACCTGTTATTGGGTCGTTAGCTTTTACGCACACCCAAGCACTGCCGTCGTGGTAGACCACGTCGTCGCGATAATAGTCTGTGGCCGCGTCGTAGTTCCCCTGCCACTGAAATTTAATTTTTCCAACGTCTAGCTGAAGAACCATTAGTAACTCACAATTAGGTGGCCGTTAGCATCAATCTCAAAGTCACTGTCTGACAAAGCGAAGAACCATTGTTTGTAGTCAGACGCAGTGATATTCCCCTGCGCTCTGGTGACAATCAGGTTGCCTGTAGAATTTACAGAGAACCCAATAAACTCAGTGTGAACTGAGGTGTTGTATGAGTTCCAAGTTGTGCCGTCGTAGATGAACAGCGTGTTATTTGTTGTGTTCCACCACTTTGTTCCTGAGTTTGCATTTGATGGCTGGTTGGGGCCAACGTGGTAGAAGGTAGAGCCGTTCAGAAGGACAAGCATCTTTGTTGTGTCTGGCATGGTGGCTAATGGAGAATATGAATGTTCTTCCGTTACCATGTAGAGACTGTTCTGATGTCTTACTATATCGTGAACGTAATAAGTGCTTCCGGCTGTCCAGTCACCGCGAGGCGCAAAGAAACCGCCGTCCGGGACATTTACCCAGCCTGTGTTTGGGTTGGTGTAGACACCTCTTCTGGTCTGTAAGGCGTATGTAGTTTCATTCACGCGAAACTCGAATAAGTCTGTTCGCATGTCACCGCTGGCATCAAAGATGTCATCGAGAAGGTCTACAAGAGTTCTGTTCCCCTTCTCTGAAGCCTCTAGGTAGGTGTCAAGAAGGTGCGTGCCTGTCTTTGCAGAACGGAACGTAACCTGTTCAAGGGTAGGTCTGGTAATCGCCATCTTATAGCCCCTCTTTCTTCAGCAAAGCCACCACTTTTGAGCGTGTAAGAGAATACTTTTCACTCTCGTCGTACTGTCTTTCAAGATAGTCAAATCGCTTGGTCAAGTCGTCCACTCGCTCTTTCAAGTTCCCATCTGGATTTACAGGCGTAGACTTCTGCGGCACAGACATTTGCACGGTAAGTTTTTCTATAATCCGCGTCTCTGCTTCAGAAACCAGAGCTTTAATCCAGTCTTTCGCAAGAGGGTCTAAACCTGAGATACCCTCTAATTGTACGGCCTTCGGTTTGCTCATTGACCCATCCTCTTCAAGTTGCCTTTCTGTACCTCACGCTCTAATTGGTCTTGTGGCATTACGTTTGCGCCACGCATACGCTCCATCATCGACATCTGTTGAGATGGCGTCATTCCCTGTTGCTGTTCTGTCTCAGTGATTTTGAACTGGTCTAGGTCTGCAACACCCATAGAACGGATTGCTTCTTCTGCTATTTTTCCAACCTTGTACTCCATGTTGAGACCTGTCTGGTTCATAACTTGGAGCATGTTCATCCATGTCTCTGCACTACGAGTTGGCTCTAATGGGAGCGTGCCATCTACAACAAGGTAGTCGATATCGCCCTGAAGCATGGACACATCGAAGTCTAGGTAGTCGTCTTTTATCATGTCGGACAGTTCGCCGGGGCTATCGCCGCCCATGATGCGTAGTGAGCCTTCGTATTCGAGGGCATCCTGTAGGTTCCCGACCATCATCCTGACTAACGGCCTGACCGTTGTTGACGACATGATGCGTGCAATAACACCGAGACGCTGAGAACCAAGCTGTGTAAGACGCTGGATTTCAGTCGCCGTCCTGATGCCATCCGCAGTAGGCATACCCTGTTGGGCGTCTGATGCGGCAGATACTCTTTGTTTAAGCTCGGACATGGCTTGGATATCGTTCCAGTGTCCTCTTGTCACGTCTGGTATCTCGGCGATAAACACACCGTCACCGGGCTTCGTACCGGGGAGTGTACGAACCAGACCCCAAGGATTTCTGTCAATCAGGTCTGGTACGGAAACGGAGGTCGGGTCTACGAAAATCAAATTGTTTAAGGCCGCCTGCACGTTATCAACACGAGAGCGTAGTAGCCATGTGGATATTTCGTGTAGGGGTAGCATTAAGTCATATAGAGACTGTGCGTATGTTTTGTGACTGTCATGGTATAGACCGCCGATGACAACAGGGAATTGACGCCCGTATGGGTTCAGGCGGCAGTTAATTACCGCGCCCTCGTCTAGGACTGTAACAAGCATCCAAACTTGCTCTAGCTGTGGCATCCCGATTTCGTAGCCATTGAAGCGTATCCACGCCTCGTCTATGAGGCGGCTTTCTTCGAGTGTGAAATGGTAGCCGTTCTCTTGACCGCGTGGGTCTTCGGGGTTGATTGATAAGCCACGGCCTTCCTCTTTGAACCAGCCGTGAGCGTCCCATGCGTGTTGCTTGACCTCCCTCTTGCGAAGTCCGGGGTACTTAGAGAGCTTGGGGTATAGGCCTGTGCCGAGGAGAGCGCTGGTACTCATGTGGTCTGTAAAGACCAAAAATTGCATCCTGTCCCAATCCCCCCAGTTGACACGAGGGTCAGGGAAGCAACGGCGTGGGTCGAAGTTTACGATATCGTTTGTTTTTGTTGCCGGGTTCCATACGCACTTGGTCGGCGCAAACCCATAGCGGATGCTGTCTAGGAGCATCTGAGCTAGACGTGCCTCACCTGCTGTGCGTCTCATGTGCTGGTGGAGCAGACGCTCTAATATGATGGATGATTTGCGAGACTTACGGTTTAGACCCTCAAGCTGAAACATAGGATTTCTGCCTGTCAGCGCGGCCATAAGATATGTCAGAACTGTATCGGCTATGGCTCGTGTGTCGGCAACCACGACTTTCTCGCGGAACTTTGTGGCGTCCGCCGGAACCCATACATCATGTGCGCGGTCTGCGTCTCTCCAATGGTCGTAGCGGCGAGATATGCGCTCGTGAGACATCTTCATACAAGCACGGACATCGTCTCTTGGTTTTCAGTCAGCATATCGCTGATGTCTTCGTATGACATCAGGGCTTTAGAATGTTCAGATAAATCGACTACGATGTCGTTTTCGGATGTGGTGGGGACATTCTTGTAACGCATCAGAGTTCTCCCCATCCCTTGAAGT